TTCCTACTTCAGTTGTAAAGGGGTTATCATTTAAAACAGCAGGTGTGGGTAAAGCAACTCTTGCGGGTCTTGCTCTTTGTAAAGCTTGAGGATCCGCACTTGTAGGCTTAGGTTCCAATTGGGGTTGTTTAGGTTCAAATTCTGAAAAATGAACCCATGCGCCATTCCATTCCCTTACCATTTCCAGATAAGGAAAAGCTAAACCAGATCTATCTGATATAGCGAGTGCATGTTTACCTGAAGCAAAAGTAGTCATAATTAAGCATTAGGATAATAAACCTTAGGAGCGATATAAGTACTTGTAATATCACCATCCTCTTTTACGGCTCTAGCTAATTCATCCTCATAATAAAGTTTCATTTCTTGTGATCTTTGTGGTGCATTTTTTTGAGATAAATAAAATGCTAATCCTGCAGTCATACAAGGTGCAAAACGATAAGGTACATTAACTGCATTAGTATAAGCACCTCCATCCTGAATTCTTCTGTTATAATATATATTTAATTTATTTCCATCCTGGGCTGCACCCGGCGTTAAATATAAAGTTAATGTTGTTCTATCAATAAATCTTTGAATAAAAAAAGAAGTAGGAATTCCCTTGGCACTTTTATTAGAATAACCCTGATACTGAGATCGACTTACCTCAGTCATAGGTGAATCAATACTTGTAGAAGTTATTCTGTAATTAACTTCTAATATGTTATCCATTCCCGTTGCATGTTGAGTAACTGCATCAGCACTTGAATGAGTCGCAGCCGTAGTACCATTAGATCCACGCACAGCTCCTGTAAGATTCGCTGCTCCGCTCACCGCAGATTTTCCTGTGTATCGAATCGTTTCAGAGTTAACGGTAATAGTTCCTCCTCCTTGATCAGCGCCAGGCATATCCGTGACACTAGTTAAAGGAATATCGGTAACTGCTGCATTAATTCCTGCAGATAAAGTCGTTGTTAATCCTTGAGACGCACCATCGGCCGGGGACCTGTAAGTTGTATAAACATTCGTTCCCTCGACTAAAGTAAAACCTTGATTGGCTATTTCCCAATAATGAAGTCCTCTATTACTCCATTCAGAAAGTAAAAGATTTAAAGATCGTTTAGCTGTTTTGAGTTGATAACCTGAAACGTTTTGTAGACCGATTCTTTCATAAGCTTCTTCTACGATCTCATCAATCGGAAGAGTTTTATCAAAAGTGTATGAGTGAGAAGTAGTGTTAGCCATGCAACCCTACCCGTCATAAAACATCGTAACACTATCGTACCCGGTGCTTATATCTACATAAGCTCCAGCACTACATAATACTCCATTATCAGGTATAAATGGTTCAACTGTACCAGCTGCTGCCGGTGCATCTATTTCCATTACTTTTGTTCCTGATTGAGAAGTGTTCCGTAGAATTAAAGTGCCAGCAGTTCCTGAATCGCTAACTCCATGCATTCCTCTAACTCTAGTTCTACCTGCGAATAAAACACCTGTAGTTGTACTAGTAGCTGTGAATCCAACTGTTACATTTCCTGTTAAAGCTCCATCAACTGAAACCGTAGTCACAGTTAAAAAAGCTGCAGTAGTTGTTACTGTAGCACTTACACCTGGACCTGTTATGCTTGACTCAGTTTGAGCGTCACCATTTGCATCTGTTCCTACCACTTCAAAAGCGTCTCCTGATTCATCAGAACCAGCAGATGTTATTGTTACAGTAGTTGCCATGTTAGAGCCGTCTGCTGCAACGTCATCTGTTACTTGAGCTCCATTTAAAGTTAAATCCGCAGCGCCAGAAGTTGTCTGAGCAAGACAAATTCCATTAGGGTCAGCTCCAACAGCTTTGAATAATTTCGATTTTACGTCTGATACGTTTGCCATAATTCAATCCTTTAATCTTCTAAGCTCCCGAAGGAGCTTAGAATAATTTTATTATCTTTGTTGAACCGTTTGAACATAATCTGTGTAAAGATCGTTAGTACTAGTACCTTTACTTTCAGACATGATCTTCAATTCCATAAGCAAATCATCAGGAACAGTTGTTGCTGCTTGTGTTCCAACGGACTTACCATCTAAGAAAAGTTGATACTGAACAGCTGTAACACCTGGTGCTGAACCTACTGGTTGGAATAAGAATCCCAATCTAACATCATTATCCGGCATGTTATAAGCAGTTGCAGACTGTGCTGTTATAGAAGAATCTGCAAAAGTATAATTACTTCCGCCAGCTGTATCTAACATAGCGAAAGATACACCACCTCCATCTTTTCTTGAGACGAATTGAATTGTAGTTGTATCTTCTAAATGAGAAAATCCAATACCATCATCTGGTAATGCTACGGGATCAACATAAGCGTTAGACGCAAAACCAACAAAGGTGTTGAGATCGCTCACATCAGTAACTGCGATTTTAGTTTCGAAGTACCATGCTTTTTGAGAATGATACTGCCAAACATCTTCCCCCATTGCTGCAGAAACATCTGCTGCAAGTGGGCTAGCATCTCCCATTCTCAACCATCCTTGCGCATATTGAGCTAACATGTAAGAAGTTCCCCCTGGATCTATTATAGTCCATGGTGCTAAAGTTGTTTCTGAGAATTGGACGAAGTCATCTTGAAATGCCCATTCTTGAGGTGATGTTCCACCTGTTATTAAAGGTTGCTTGATACCACTAAATAAAGAAGTACCATTAGCTTTTCCTTTTACGTTTGTTACGCCACTTGAAAAGTGTGTTGTCATATAATCAGCGCCTCCTCGCGCCAGTCATTCTTCCTAAGCAAAGAACAACCAATTTATGCTTTTATATGCTTAGTAATTTTTTATAACGTACTTTTGCGTTCAGCGCAAGGTATCCCTACGGTAATGTGTGATTTTTGATAGCGCTTAAGTGGCTATCGAAACTTGGTCCTGGGCTTCGTTTATTTTAGTTTGAAGAGTATCTTCTTCAAATTCTTTGGCAATGATTTCTTTAATAACATCCTGAATTTTTTTATTAATTTCAATCATCCTGATATTATGCTTGCCCGCTTTCAGGTGCTCGTGTTGCCATTCTAACTCCAAGGACTTCTTCGTAATGTAAAGGTCTTGAGTCATTTATAACCTCCTCATAGGTTATCCATTTACCAGTCTTACTGGTAAATCCATCTTTTTCGAACTTTACCTCATTTTTTCCTAGTTTGTCAAGGATTGAATTTTCTATATCTATAGCTGTATCCTTACAACTGACATTAAAATCAGCATAATAGCCATGATATCGAATCTGTACTCGGAAATTTTTCATAGGTAATTTCTATCTTTATAAACGAAATGAGGCGGTTTTGAGGCCGCCTCATTAATTTGTTTTAGTTGCTATTACGCACCTGGTGATCCGAAGACACCACGCCAGTCAGACCAGCCGAAGCTGTATCTTTCTCTAGCTTTGTATCTAACGTTACCAGTTTCAAAATCGCCTTCCATAGCAGTTTTGATTGGTGCTCTAACAAAGTGTTTTAGTCCGTTAGGAACATCTGTTTTAATGAACCATGCGTCTGTATCAGTTAAATAGTGATTAACCACATAACCTTGTGGAATCACATTCATAGATACAACAGCACTGATGTCATTATCAGCTGTTCCAGTTCTACCGACAGATTTTAATAATCTTTCAGCAGTAAATTGTAGAGCCGAAGGAACAACCATTTTTCTTCCTTGAGCCGCAATTTTTAAACCTCTTTCATCAGTTAGCGCTGCAATGTCAACCATTGCTTGCTCTAATGAAGTTTCGTTTAAGTCTGCTGCAGTTGATAGTTCATTTTGTTCTGTACCAGCCACAATTACGTGTGCTGTTGAACAAAGTTCTAAACCATCTCCGCCAGTGTATGAACTGTTAAACGCTCTATTAAGAACGTTTGCTGCTTTAACTTGTTTAGCATTAGCCATTGAACGTGCTAGTGCTTTTGTATAACGAGACGCGAGTCTGTCATACAAGTTGTCTTCAATCGCTTCTTCAGTAATTGAAAACGCTAAAGCAAGCGTTTCATGCGTATAACGAGCCGTGAAAGTTTCAGTTGCTGCATCATAATTGATACTTGAACCTTCAGGCTTTACACCCGCATTTCCGAATCCAGATAACATAACTTCTTCTTCAAAAGCTCTGTCTGAATTTTCTGTATCGAAAATTTGCGCGTGTTCGTTAGCGTAGTTTTTGTACTCCAGGCCGAATAGTGCATTCAATCCTGGCTCTAGTTCTTTAACTAGTTGTGATCGTGATATTGCCATAATTATATACTCCTATACTCCTGTTGTTAGTTTAAAGATATGAAGACCAGTAGCCATAACGCAATAAGCGTTAGCATTAGCTGAACTTGTATCGCTGTTATCAGGATCTGTTGAGATTCCGATTTGTTTGAAGTTACCACCTGTTCCAGAATTAGACGTGTCTAATTCTGAAGTTGATTGGCCAGTAATAGTACTTCCAGATACACCTGCAAAATCCATTGCTGAATTATTCATTGCTGCTGTTCCTGTACCACTATGCTGTGCTTCATATACGATTTCTGGGTCTGCATATACGGATGCTTTAAGATCAGAAGCATTAGTGCTTGCTGGATAATAAGCGCTCCATGTTGGTTTACTTGTTGTTGGGTCAGTATAAAACACGCCACCGAAAACACCTGCTACTTGTGTGTCTTCAGCTGCTGCTGCTTCAATACCACCTGCTGCGACAGCTTCAACTACTTGACCAGTATAAATTGCTGTGTTGTAGTTTGCGGCTATCTTATACTCTTCAGTTCTGATTTGTCCACCCACAAGTGATCTTGTAGGTCTGAAACCAAAAGCTGCATCTTGATTTGCCATATTTGTTTCCTTTTGTAGACTACTATCCGCAGTCTACGGTTAATTAAAATCGTTGGTTTAGGAATTACTAAAAATTAGTTCTTCTTGTTACCACCGAAGGTTACACGAGTCTGTCGATCACTATCGATCGGCATACTTGGGTGCTGTTCCTTCAAAAGATCGTTTTGTACTGCGTCGTCTGCGTCCTGAGTCATTCTATTGAAATATTCAGCACGAGATTTTGCGATCTCTTCTGGTATCCTTGCCAGCAAAAGGCCGCCAACTCCAATGATCCCCTTGTATTTTCCTTCGGTCATAGTTGGATATTCAAATCCTGGATATTCATCAGCTCTTACGAGCTCGTATCCTGATCTAATTTTAGCAGCCATGTTCTTTGTATCGTCAAAGCCCATAGTTTCTGCTCTTATCCACTTATGCCTGTACCCGTCGGGCGCAGGGGGTGCATCCAGAGATGAGGGTTGAGTCCATTCTTTTTTCCGAGAAGTTTTTTCTCTAGTGATGGACGCGTGTGGAGTTTTTTTATCTTCTATTTTCATATGCCTATTCCTTCACGTTTAAATGTTTCGCATACTCTTCAAGTGGCACACCTAATTTTTTAGCAATTGCTACTTGTGACGATGTGAGTTTCACAGTTTTGCGACTAGCTCCCCTGTTGCTTCTTTTAGCCGAAGCTACGTTCTGCACAGGTTTAATCGTTTCTTGTGTACTAGTATTACCAAATTTCTGCGGGAATGCAACTCTTATTCTTTTATTAATTTCAGAATAATATTCCTCACTTTTTGGATCATACCCTTCTTCCTCTACCAGTTTCTTATGTAGATCAAAAGCCGTATAGGTCATGGCATTATCTGTGCCAAACCAAGTGTTTTTACTTGCCCATTCTTCTGCTTTTGGATCGGGTGCTGGTAATGGTTGCTCTTGTTGAGTAATTGTTTGTTGTTTAATTTCCCTGCTGTCTTCCTTACCTCTTACTACCTGTCTAGATTTGATTTCAGCTAATCTTGCTTCTTCATAACCCAAACGTGCAATGTCTTTTTGAGCCTTAACTTCAGCCTCAATGTCCCCAGCTTCTCTAGCAGTACGAAGTTTCGTTTGTGCTGCATCTAAACTAGAGTTGATTCGACCCTCCATTTCAGACACAAATCCCGTGTCTAATTTAGTCAATCGATCTTTTAAAAAAGTCTGTTCTTCTTGAACTTTTTTAGCGTACGTTAAAGCGGCTTCTCTTTGTCTTTCCGCTTCACGCATTTTTTTCGTAAGTTTAGCAATACGTCTTTTAACGCCTTCGCTATACTCTTCGAGTTCTTTTTCTTTTTTTACTTCTTCCTTTTTCTCTTGTACTGGTTCTTGATCGTCCTTGCTATCTCGAACATCCAACTGCTCATCAGGTTTCTGAGATGCGTCATCGGACTTAGTAGTGTCTTCAGTAGTTTCATGGATTGTCTCCTTTTCTTCTGGTAATTTGATATCAACATCCGGTCCGGATGTATCAATATCTACTGTTTTTTCTTCTTTTTTTACTTCTGCTTCTGGCATAGTTTCCTCCTATGTTTATATATTATGAAGTACGGATTCAGGATTTTGTATTGTTCCTAAAACCTCATCGTCATTGAGAAGACGTACTTCGCCGCCTTCTATTGGTAATCTTGAACCCGCATAACGAGCAAAGATGACCCAATCTCCTTTTTTACACCAAGGTCCTGTTGGATATTTTTCTTTATCTTCATAAGCCAATGGTCCCATCTTTAAAACGTAGCCACAGTTCGTAGCTACTCGTAATTTGTCTAAAGATTCTTGTGCAATTAAAATTCCGCCTCTTGTTTTT